AGTTGCCGTTGGAGATGTCGGTCGCGCTGTGGCAAAAGCTGCGTGAGCAGGTTCAAGAGCAGACGAAGGCAGAATGAGAGTAAATTTCGGTCAGTGGACACCAGACCGTCCGGGTATTGCCGACAGTCTGGTTGAGGCAAAGAACGTCCTGCCTACGCTTGTAGGTTACGGGCCGATGCCATCTGTTTCGGACTACTCTAATTCTGCCAGCGAAAACCTGCTGACTTGTTTTGTTGGCCGGTGGATTACAGACACTACTCTCTTTGCTGCTAGTTCTAATTATCTTTGGAATGCTCCGACAAAAGTTGTAACAATCACTGGAGCGACAAAAGCCAATCCTTGCGTAATTACCTCATCTGGCAATCATGGGTTGACTAACGGAGAAACGGTAACGATCTTCGGTGTAGTTGGAATGACGCAGTTGAATGGCAATTCCTATACGGTAACAGTTTTAACTTCTACAACTTTCAGCATTGGCGTCAATTCCACTGGGTACGGAACTTATACTTCTGGTGGCACTGCTGTTGCGCTGCTGAACCTTGTCAACGTCTCTAGGACTGCATCCTCCTATACGGCATCAACTTTGTGGACTTCTACCCAGTTCGGGCAGAAAGTTATCGCTGCTAACGGGCAGGACAAGTTGCAAGCCTGGACGGTTGGTTCATCCTCCAACTTTGCCGATCTTGCTGCTGCTGCTCCGACTGCACAGTTTGTGACTACCGTTCGGGACTTTGTGGTTGCAGGGAAAACCTCGACGTATCCGAATCGGCTTTACTGGTCTGACATCAACGACGAGACCGACTGGACTCCTGGTGCTGCAAGCCAATCCGACACACAGGACATCCCAGACGGTGGCGAGATTCGCGGCATCACTGGCGGTGAGTTTGGCATCGTGTTGCTGGAACGCTCCGTTGTACGGATGACGTATGTTGGCGCTCCGCTGTTCTTCCAGTTTGATAACGTCACCTCTGCTCTAGGGTGTTATGAATCCCGTTCTGTCGTGCGGTACGGGGCGCTGACGTATTTCCTGTCTGACGATGGTTTCTACATGACTGACGGTCAGCAGGTGAAGCCTATCGGGAGCGAGCGGATAGATCGGTGGTTCTTTGATAATTGCGATCCTGGTAAGTTTGACCAGATGTCGGCGGCAGTTGATCCAATCAACAAGACTGTTACGTGGTGCTTTACAGACATCTTCGCCAACAAGCAGTTGCTGGTTTATAACTGGTCTACGGATAAGTGGAGCCACGGCGACACGACAGCAAACTTCATTGCGACAATTGCTTCCACTGGAAAGAGTCTGGAAGTCCTGAGTGCAATGTATCCGACGTTAGATTCGGTTCCGGCTAGTTTGGATTCCCGTCTATGGGTTGGCGGTAAACTTTTAGCTGGTGGGGTGAAGGGTGCAAAAATTGTATCGTTTGGTGGTTCGGCACTTACTGCTGAGTTGCAGACTGGCGATATTGAGGCGCAGGGTCTTGAGACTCTCGCAACGCTTGCAAGGCCGATCATTGACGGTGGATCAGCGACCATTGCGATAGCGTCAAGAAAACGGCTGGACGGGAACATCAGCTATGCGAGTCCTGTTGCTGCTGATTCTGACAATCGCGTGTCTCTACGCAGTCGCGGGAAGTATCATCGTTTGTCTGTTGTACCAACTGGCAACTGGTCAAGCCTAGTCGGTACTGATCTCGATCTCGTTCCCTGTGGGGGTCGATGATGTTTCGTCGGCTACCTCAACAGGGTGGCAATCCGCGAGAGACTGCCGAAATCGTCAACCGGATTCTTGACGGCAAGGTCAACTCTGTCGGGCTGCTTACTCTTGCGACCGGCAACGCTACTACAACAACCCTGTATGACGCCAGGATCAGTCCTGACAGCATTATTCTGTTCGTCCCCTACTCTGCTGCTGCCATAGCAGACGCAGTGCCTTACGGGTCGTTTCAAGACACTACAGACCAAACAGCGGCAAGCACTACCGCAGCCTATGCTGTTACGTTGAACACGACGGACTTTGCCGTTGGTGTTGCGATTGTCAGCAACTCGCAGATTACTGTTAGGTCTGCTGGTATCTACAACATCCAGTTCTCGTTCCAGTTCGCCAACGCCAGTGTTTCAATCCAAGATATAGACGTTTGGTTTCGCAAGAACGGTACTGATGTCGCTGGGTCGAACAGTAAGTTTTCAGTCCCTAACAGTCATGGTGGGACGGACGGTCATCTGATTGCTGCGCTTAACTACTACATCCAACTGGCGGCAGGCGATTACGTCCAGATCATGTGGGCGACAACTTCTACAGACGTGACGCTTGAGCAGTTGCCAGCGCAGACAAGTCCGACTCGACCGACGACGCCGAGCGCGATTGTCACGATCAACAAAGTCGACGAGTCATCATCGTCTGACATTTACGCATCCAATCAACTTCAGGGCGAATGCACAGTCAATCACTTTGCAAACGCAACAGCGGACAAAACCTATCGTTATGTCGTACTTGGCTAGGTACGTAAAACCGGAGGAATTGCGGTCAGTCTGGGATCAAGTTAGACCTGGGTTGTTGGAGGTTAAAGAGGCAAGTAACGAGCCTTGGATTCCAGAGGATGTTTACGCTGACTGTTTCGCTGGTAGGTCGATGTTGTTTCTGCTGGGGGATGGGTTTGGAGTAGTTCAACCGCAGGGCGATACGCTTCATGTTTGGTGCGGTTGGGGTGCGTGGATGATGGATGACGGGATGGCTGAATTATTTGCGATTGCCAGACAGGGTGGAGCGCGTAAAATATCGTTTGACTCTAATCGTCCTGGCTGGCAGCGGGTGGCTAAAAAGTACGGATTTCGTCCGCGAAAGTGGATAGCAGAGGTGTGACATGGCAGGTGGTGGTGGCAGTCAACAAGTCAGTCGGACGGAGCTTGATCCGACAGTGCAACCTTATGTTGCTTACGGTCTGAGCGAGGCTCAACGGCTGTATCAGGGTCAGCAGCCGCAGTATTACCCCGGTCAGACCTACGTCGGGCCGAGTGCTTACACGACGGAAGCCATGCAAGCCGCTGCCGAGCGTGCAAGGATGGGATCTCCGCTCACACAAGCCGCGCTAGGCCAGCAACAGGCAACGGTAGGGGGGCAGTACCTTGGGGGGTCTCCGTTCTTCCAGGGAGCCTTCCAAGCCGCTGCACGACCGCTTGAACAGACGTACATGGATGCCATCAGCCGAGCGAGGTCTGCTGCATCGTCTGCTGGCCGATACGGGTCAGGTGCGATGGGTCAGTTGGAGGGTCGAGCAGAAGGTGCGCTTGCGACGGGTCTGTCGGATATTGCTGGGAAACTGGCTTACGAAAACTACGCTCGTGAGCGATCCATGCAAGAAGCCGCAGCTACTCGTGCTCCTGCGATGGCTGAGACTCAATACGGTGACATCCAGAGGCTTGCTAACGTCGGGGCGATGTCGGAGGACTATCAACAGCGGCAGATGGCAGCAGACATTGCTCGATTCAATTACGGTCAACTTGCACCCTATCAAGCCTTGCAGAGCTTCCTTGGGTCTGTATATGGCGCTCCGTCAGGGATGATGGCAACTCAGCCTGTAATCGGTAATCCGCTGCTTGGTGCGCTGGGCGGCGCTGCTGCTGGCTACGCTCTCGGTGCTCCGCAGGGATACGGTGGCGCTGGTGCTGCTGCTGGTGGTTTGTTGGGTGGGTTTGGGAGCCGACCATGAGTGGAATGGAACCGATCATAATGGGTGCAGTCGCTGGTGCTGCGCTCAACCGGGATGACCCGATGAAGGGTGCCATGATGGGTGCTGCGCTAGGCGGCGGGGCCGGCGCTCTGTTGGGTGGAGTTGGTGCGGCGGGAGCAGCGGAAGCCGGTGCGCTAGGGGCGGCAGAAGGAGCAATGGCGGCTGACGCTATCCCAGCGTTTCTTGCAAATCAGCCAATGGGTCCGTCCGGGTTGATGCCAATTGATGTGGTTCCCGTGAACGCTTATCCAGCAGCGGAAACGATCCCGGTGTTTAACAATGAGGCAATCGCACGAGCCTCAATGGGTGGTGACTACACTGGCATTGGCTCTGGGGCATCTGGCTCGTCTATGTACAGTCCATTCGGTGGAATGATTGGATACGAGGAAGCAGCAGGAAAAGAACTGGCAAAGGCGCAAGCAAAGGACATCATGATGCGTGGTGGTATGCCATCACTCGGCGGGGCAATGAATATGCTGGGTCAGGCTCAGCCTCGAGCCGGGATGCAGGCACCAGGAATCCGCAGAGGACAGCCCCAGGCAGTCAACTACGGTGGTCTTGCTAGTTTGTTGGAACCTAAACTTGTAGAGAGGCGGCGACTTTCGCTGTTGTGACATGGATGAAATTCTCGCTCAGTTGTTCCCGCAAGCACCGTCCTACTTCCCCGGTCTGCTAGGTCAGGAGCAGGCCAATCTGCTTCAGCAGCAAGCCCAGCGACAGGGTTTGCTAGGCATCGGCATGGGGTTGTTGCAAGCCGCAGCCCCGTCTACCACTAGGCCGAGCCTTGGTGCTGGTATCGCGCAGGGGTTGGCGACTGGTCAGCAGATGGCGCAGAACGTCTATGCTCAACGGTTGCAAGAACAGCAGATCGCGCAGAAGCTGGCAGAGCAACAGCGACAACTTCAACAGCGAGAAACAATGCGGAGATTGTTCCCGCAAGTGTTTCAGCAGACTGTCGAGCGTGGTGCGGTGGCTGGCGAAGAAGGCCCGATCCCGACCGCTCAACCGCGTGTATCGATTGACCCGCAAAAGCTATCAATGCTTGCGATGGCATCCGATAACCCGCTTGATGCTCTTAGCAATATTGGGAAAACTGTTCAACAACTTCGTCAAGCTGGGCTGACTACCGGAGCAATTGGAGAAACTGACCCGTTTACTCCGTTCCTAGCAAGCGATAACGAAAACATCAGGAACATGGCGGCGAACTATTCGCGCTCGTTTAGAACTGGTGCGCTCGATGAGCCTGCAATCAATCGTGCTGTTGAAGTGATGAGCAAGATGCTGGAAACAGCAGGCAAGCCTTCATCACTTCGTGCAGATTATGAGTATGCAATGGCTGATCGACGTAAGCGTGGACAGCCAGAGACTCCGTTTGAACAGTGGGCGATTCAACAAGCACAAGCAAAAGCAATTCAAGTAAATCTTCCTGCTCAACGAGAAGAAATGTTGTTTGCGAAAGTTGATCTTCAGAGAGTACAAGACTTCTCTAATGCTGCTGCGTCATCTCGTGAGTTTGCCCAAGCAACAGAAGCAATCAACCGTTTGCTTGAAGGCAAAGGTGGTGGCCAAGCGGTTAAGGTTGGAACTGACATCCAACGGTTCTTGGGCATACAAAGTGATACTGTAACGGCTGATGACCTTGCTCGTTCGCTTGCTACTCGTGCAGCGACTACCGTTAGAGCGCCAGGGTCTGGAGAGACTTCTAACCTAGAGTTCAATGCTTATCTGCAAGCAGTCCCGACACTTCAGAATAGCCAGGAAGGTCGATCATTGATGGCTGCATACTCTCGTGCGCGAGCACAACGGGATGCCAAACTAGCCGATTTCGCACGAGGTTTGGCAAGAAAAGACCAGTTCTCGGAAGAATCTATTGCTGCGTTTGACGAAAGTCTCGGCCCTGTAATGAGCACAGAACTACAACGTAAGTTTATGGCGCTCACTAGGCGTGATTTTAGGCAAGGAGCGCAATAATGGCAAAAGAAATCAAACTAAATGATGGCACGATTGCATTGTTTGATGATGATGCCAGCGATGCTTTTATCAACAAAACGCTTCAAGATGCTGGATTAACTCGTGTTGTTAGCAAACAAGCATTTGCCCCTAAGACTGAAAAACAAGGGTTTATTCCAGAGTTTTTAGCCAAGATTAACGAGCCTATTGTTTCTGGTGTTGCTAGTATTGCAGGGCTTCCAGGTGCTTACAAGGCCGGTCTCGGAGCTTTAGAACGTCAGATTGAGCAGATCGTTGCCCCAGGTTCCAAAGGGCTGCCAAAAAGCGTAACGCAGTTTGACTTGCTTTCGTATGCTCCAACTCCTAGCCAGATCCAAAAAACGGTTGGTGAGGCTGGCGTTCCGATGGCGCGTGCTGAATCAATTCCTGGTCAAGCACTGCAAAATTTCATCCGCAATCTTGTTGCCACTCCGGTTCCTGGTGCAGCTATTCCTGCGGCGCTTTCTGCTGTTGGAGAGGAAGCGGTTGCATATCCATTTAGAGGTACTCCACAAGAGCCAGCAGCAAGAATGGCAGGTGCAGTTGGTGCACCATTAGCTGCGCTTCCGTTTGCTCTTCGGTCTCCCGCTCAAACAATGGTTCGAGAGGAAATGGCTAGGGTCACTCCTGCTGAACGTGCGGCAGCAGAACAGTTGATGCGAGAGGCGCCCACTCCTGTTACTCCGATTGAGGCTTTGCAACGAGTTACAGGTGAAATGCGAGGAATGGAGGCTGGTGGAACGACTAGACTTCCACAAGTCCAGCAGATGATTGAAACCTCCCGCATGGGTGGCCCGGTCATGCAAGAATTTCTTGCTGGTCGAGAAGCGGTTACTCGTCAAGCATTAGAGCAACAGTTCCCGCAGACTGGCCGTGAGATGCTCGGGATTGAAGCGCAAAGAGCCGCTGAAGGTGCAAAAATTGCCGCTCAAAAAGAATTGTCAAATGTCGGTGGCCCGGCATTCAAAACGATTGAAGCAATAGAAGTTCCTCGTTCTGAATTCGACATGATGCTCAAGTGGAATGATGTTATTTCTGATGCTTTTAAGTCGATAAAAAACAATCCGGCATGGAGTCAAGAAACACTTGGTTATCCTGAAAACTCCATAAAGGTTATTGAGACAATGAGAAAGCAGTTGGGTGATACTGCTTCGTCGCTTAATACGTCTGGGAAATTTGCTGAGGCAAGGCAATATTCAAAAGCGGTTGATGATCTAAAAACACTTGCGGATCAAGCTGTTGGTGGTAAATATCAACAGGCTTTGACTGATTATCGTAAATTGCGCGAGTTGCGAGTCACTCCGTTGGAAGCGATGCCAATTGAACAGATGGCTGGAACGGCTAATGTCGCTCAACAGTACGCAAACATCTTTACGAAAGAGGCGATGGAGCGAGGTATCACTCCAGGAAAAGTGCGCGAGACAATGAACGCGCTTAACTCTGCCGACCCAAATCTTTCTAAAGAGTTTGTTGCTCAGTACATCAAATCACAGTTTGAGCAAGTTCCTGTTTCTGCTCAACGTGCGAAGATGCGAGGTGCTAGGTTTGGTGACACAGTATTTGGAAACGAAACGCAAAAGCAGAACTTGTTGACTGCTGTCGATGTTGCATACGGTCCTGACGCTAGGAAAGGGTTTGATACGCTGCTGCGAGCGTTAAAGGCACAAGCTGAACGACTGCCTGCTGGCTCTCCTACTGCTGAAAAAACTGCGCTTGCACAGCGAGCAGAAGGTGTGACAAGACAAGTGCTGACAACTCCAACCAAAGCCCCGGCGATGCTAGTTGACTACATTATCAATGGCCGGGATATGGAGAAGATGGCTCGCGCATTAACAAGTCCAAATGGACTGCAAGAAATCGAACGGTTGGCTCTTGCAGGCAAAGACAAACGAAAAATCGGAATTGCTGCAACAAGCATCCAACGCTTGATTGATGAGATGGAATAATCATGGCAAAAGTAAAAATCAGCGAGTTCGACACCAATCCAGACAAC